TCATGACACTAAGGATGTGGCATTAATTGAATTTCCAAAACAAGTTAGTGAATTTCCGAGTATTATTAAATATTTTCCGGAAGAAGAATCCGCTGTAAGTGAAGAGGCTGCTTGGTTAATTGGAATATCGTCATCTGTAATGGATTATAATTACCCAAAATCGTTGGAAGAAGTTTTTCCATCACAATTTATTAATTTAAGAGGAATCAAAAAGCGACCTCAAAATAAATATTATATCACCCGTATAATAGATAATGAACCAAAGCGAGTTTTGTATAGTCCTGGAGTATGCCTAGAATATGAGAAAGTTACCCAGAAAGGAGATTGTGGCAAGCTCATTGTACAACCAATAAATAGTGGATCTCAAATGATTATTGCTGGCATACATCAGGCAGGTAGTCCCGTCAAAAGTATAGCTTCTATGATATTATAGAAGGATCTTGATGATATGCGATTGGGCAATATTCCTGATACTGTGGAAGATGTGCTTGATTCTGAATCTATTGAATATTCTCTTGCTGTTAATCATAAAAATTTTGATGAATATCAAGCGAAATTTGTCGATCCTCTAGTTGTTTTAGAAGGGAAGTATGCGGCACGGTATCCTACAAAGTCTAATCTGATTAAAACTTCATTATATAATTACGTAACAGAAAAATTTCCTAATTTGAAGAATTATGTGCCAGCAATCCTGCATACAAAAGATGGAGTTAATCCAATGCAAATGCAAGTTGATAAACAATTTTCAACATATTGTGATTTTATTCCATACGAGACTATTCAACGAGCATCGGATTCTTTATTGGATCATTTGACGAGTTTACCCACTGCTAAATACATTAAATATGGAAAAATTTCATTGCATAGTGCGGTAAATGGAGATCTGAATATTGGATTAAATGGATTAGCTATGAATACCTCTGAGGGTTATCCCTTTATCTGGTATCGACCTCAACAATGTTCTGGAAAACAATGGCTAGTTGAAAAATGCGAAGAGAATAACATAACTTATTATAAGTTGAAACAACAAGTTTTGGATCGCATTACAAAATTAGAAGATCAATTAGACAAGGGAGAAATACCTGTAGTGTTTGTAAATGATTTACTCAAAGATGAATTACGACCCATTGAGAAAGTATTACAAAAGAAAACACGGATGTTTATGTGTTCAGACTTTGCATGGAATATAATTATTCGTAAATACTTTGGCGGTTTCTTGGGTTTTATCTATAATAATTGTGTTGATCTGGAGATAGCTATAGGTATAAATCCGCATGGTCAACAGTGGTCAGCACTCTATCATAGAATATTTCGACAAGGAGATGAAGGAAATTACTTTGCTGGTGATTTTGGAAATTATGACAAATCATTACCATATCAATTAATTATGGAAGTATCTTCTATTATTAATAAATGGTATAATGATGAATATTCAGATATTAGAACACAAATTATTCAGGCTACTTATAATACGTATCATATTAATGGTAACGTGATATATAGAACATATCAGGGTAACCCTTCGGGAACTCCTTTAACAACGCTAATGAATTCCATGGTTAATTGTTTATTAATGCGGTTAGCATTTAATACAATTATGGGGCATTTTGAAAAGGATCTGGAGTTTAATAATGAAGTACAATTCTCTTGTTTTGGAGATGATAACATGGGATCGGTATCTGATAAAGCTTCAGAATTTTGCATGGCAAACATATCTATGGCTTTAGATATGTTTGGTATGGAATACACACATCCAAACAAAACATCCGATATTTCAGAAATATTTTTCCTTAAACGAAATGAAATTACCTATTTGAAAAGGTCTTTTCAATTTAATTGGGAAGGAAGTGAATATGTCTCAGCACCATTAGAGTTTGATTCAATTTTGAGACCATTATGTTGGCGAGATTCAAAGTCTGATGTTACCGAAATTAAGTATCTTTCCGATATTTGTTCTGATATTATGCGAGAAATGGTTCATTACCCAAAGAACAAATATTATGAAGTAGAAAAATTTGTACGGCAGATGGCTATTGATAATTCATCTTTAGAAATCGTCATAAAACATTTTGATCGAGACCAATTATTTTTGGAGATAATTGGTTCAGATGTACTCATCAGAGGAGGGAGTGCATTTTCAACACCATTGATAGTTGAATCTGAAAGTGGCACATCAGGACATCAAAATCAAGTGGGTACACCTCATAACTTATTTAAGTTAGCCCCCCCCAATCACCTAGATAGTACGCTTCGTGATGGTAATCAAATTTGTACTGCTGAACAAAATGTTAAATTACAAGAAATAAGTGGAGAGGACCAAGCAGCTATGGACCGCGTCACTATAAAACAAAATATTGTCCATTTTGAGGACAAAGCTGCAATAGATTCGGAAGTATTGGTACCATGTGAGAAAGTCCCTGATGTATCTTTCGGTACAACGGAAACTTTGGAACAAGTATTACAACGACCTGTACGTGTTGGAACTTTTTCATGGACTCCAGATATGACAGAAGGATCATTTGTGTATCAACTCGATTTTCCTAGCGCTATCATTCAACAGTCTTCATTCATTCGAGATAAGTTACGGGAATTCTCATATTTAAGATGTGATATAGAAATATCAATAAGAGTGAATGGTACTGCATTTCATTATGGAAAATTGTTATTTGCATGGGATCCTTGTATGCGGTTTATGGATTTAAAATATAGAAATGCTGTAAACAATGTGTATTCCGCTTCGGGAAATCCATGTGTATTAGTGAGTCCAACGCAATCTGAAACAATGGTATTTACTGTTCCTTTTGTGTTTCCTTACTATTACTTGCTATTGAACAGTTATGGTATGGATCGCATTGCTAATACATCCGCCTACCGATCTCTTGGTGGTTTAAAAACCTATGTTCTAAATCCCCTTCAGCAATATAGCACTGCACCTTCAAACCCAGTGGGTGTTTCGATATATGCTAGAATGGTGAATGTATCATTACAAGGTCCTGCAAACTATCATGAATTTGAGGTTACCCCTTTAAAACCATTGCCTCCAGCAATGTTACAACCAGAGTCAACCACCGGATCTTCTAATTATATCAATAAGGTTAAAGGAACTAAGAAAAGTTTTATTCAACAGGCAAAGAGAAATGTTGAGGCGAAGAAAAAGTCTGAGAATCCAATCTCTGAAGATCAGGAACAAGACGATCCAACAACCAGTATTACTTCAGTACCCGTCACTGGAACCTTTGCGCGAGTTCGAAATGTTATGAAGAGATTATATTCGAATCTTGTTGATACGAGTTATAATGAACCGATAGCACATGAGTGCAATCCTATAGATTTGGATCCATATAAAACAATGGTGCCGAGATTATTTAATTTATCGAATACGCACGGATTAAATCCTTCAACAATGTTGACGTTACATCCTGGTGCTTCAATAGATAAGCATCCTTGTTTAATGGGTTCACATCCTGCAGAAATGGATTTGGATTATGTATTTTCTACACCATCATTGGCACAAATCATTACATGGGGTTCTGATGCTATCAGTGGACAACAAATAACTGATTGGATTCCAGTGAGGCCTGGATACAGAGGACCTGGATATGATACCATATTGTCATGGGCGAGTTTACCGTTTCATATGTGGAGAGGCTCTATTCGAGTGCTTTTCCATATTACAGCAAGCAGTTTTCATGCTGGTAGGTTAGCCCTGGTTTGGGTTCCTCCTGAATCTGGGTATCCACAACAAGGAGATACTTTATTGAGTACTCTGGAAGGGAAAGCCATTATGAGGGTTATAGACATTAAAACTGAATCTGAAGTTGCTGTTACTTTTCCATACTTCTCTATGAGACCTTGGAAATTACGAACTGCTCTCAGTGAAAGTGCACGTCTAGCTGCTCCTCCCAATCTTGGGGATGGTACAGTTTTTGACCTATATGCATCTGGATATTTTGCTTTCTTTGTTGTAAATGAGCTTACACACAGTGAGAACCCACCACCACCTGTTTATATCAATGCCTTTGTTTCTGGAGGAGAAGATTTTCAAGTGGCGTTTCCAACTACTGAAAAATTGGATGCCAATAGTTTTTCTCCTACAGTTGAGGAGGTTGATGAGGAAATGGAACCAGAGACATTTATGAGGGATGAAATGCGATTAGCTGATTATACACCTATGTTTGAGTATTCGACAATTCCGGATAATAAGATTATAGTTCCAGAAGTGCCGATGACAATTAATGAAGTTGTGTCTAGATACCATTTGGAGATTCCCACTACAGAGTCAGGATTATGGATTTTTAATCGATTTTCCAGCATTTTTGCTACTTTTTCCGTAAATGCACCATTTTGGATTTGGTTTGAGTCAATTTACCGATTCAGAAGAGGTGATTTTAATGTTAAGCTTGCAGATTTGGATGATGGACTTGAGCCAGATTCTGTCGTCGCAGCGATACAAATTACGGGACCTCGAGAAAATGCAGGGGAACAAACACCTTGGATACCGGAATCCTTGAATTTTTCAAACAAACGATATTTGGTTGCTCAAGGTGCAGCTTTGGTACAAAATCCTGTATCCAATGGATTAGAGGTGTCTATACCTTATATGGGAACAGCACTTTGTGAAGTTGTTGGTTTTTGTGATACTACTGATAATAGACGAGAACAAGGTCTCAATGTAAACTCAACTGCGGTTATCTTTAATCTTCGGTCCGGAGAGTTTAGTCATCCGTTGTTTGCAGCTGCAGGAGACAATTACCGTTTGGGATTCTTGGTAGGACCTCCAGCACGGACCCAATAATTTATTTATTTATTTATTAGGTTTTTATGATTTACCGTTTGATCATATTAACGACAAATTTAACGGCAGGGATCTTACCCCCTTGGCTGAGAGGCCTAAAGTGCGCATTTTTAAATAACAATACGGACGAGATTATTTGCTTGGCAAAGAACCACTGAACTTGAAATACTAAGTGAA